TATTGATTGAAGGTTCCTCACTCTGGACTTAGAAGGAGAGGCAAAAATAACGTTGTGTAAATTTTTAATGTTAATGCCTGTAGAGAAGGTGCCATATGAGGCAACAATGATTGCATTGTCAGACTGTTCGGTTAGCAATCTGATGTCTTCACGGTCATCAACATCTACACCACCATGTACAAAATGTACTGGTCTGTCTGTATGACTATTTATCATTTCGTAAAGAGGGACTCCGTGACGCTCTACGTAGTTAAATAGTACCAGGGTATTTCCTTTCAAATCACACGCAAGATTGCGGATAAATTTATTCCTACCTTCATGTTCTACAAGGTATCCGATTTCATCTTGATACCCTTCAAAAAGTTTTTCCTCATGCTTGATAAGAACAATCTTTACTTTGAGTTTGGCAACATGACCTGCTTGCATTAATGCAGCAGTTTTGGTAACCTGTGAGCATCTACCAAAAACACCTTCTAGAACTAACTGGTTAACATTTGCACCATCAAGCGTACCTGTAAATCCAATCCTGTACTTACACTCATGCAACTTACTCATCAGCGAAGTCAGAGATTTAGCTTTGAAAAGGTGTGCCTCGTCACCAATCACGACATCGAACCTGTCAAACCACTTACGCGGTTCCTTGTAGATAGATTGCCAAGTGGTAATTACCACCTGATGTTTCGTGTATTTTTCCTGCCCCGCATATATTTTGTGGCAGTTTTCGGAACACATCCATCCGTATTCCTCAAAGTCCTTGTACATCTGCTCCACCAAACTGGTGGTAGGAACTACTATGAGGACATTCCTGTCAGCGTTTACATGGAAGCGGACTAATGCATAAATCATCAGACTCTTTCCAGAAGCTGTTGGTGACAATAAGAGTCGTCTGTTATATTTTAGTGCCTCGTATATCGCTTTATACTGATAATCCCGAACGGGATAAGGTAGATGAAGAGATTTTACGAAAGATGCAACACCCTGAGGAGTAATAAAATCATTCTGGTCTAATGGGTGTCCGAAGAACTTACATGTTTCCATTCTGTAAGTGTACTTCTTTTCATCCGCCCAGTCCAAGAGATAGTCTAAGAGACCGCAATAAATCTCTCCCGTCGCTGGGGAATAAAGGCGGATTTTTCCATCCCAACCTTTCCAACGACGTTGTTTCTGCATATACTTCGCAGACTCAACTTCAAAACAAAAGAAGTCTGCGAGTTCGTAGTTAATGTGAGGTTCTGCCTCAACCTTTAGATAAACTTCATTCTTTTTGCGGATAATCAAATCAGACATATGGGGGACCATAGAACCATGCGACAAGTGATTTTCTTACTCCAGATGTGACAGGGCGAACTCGATGCCACTGATCCGCTTGAAAGAAAATAGCAGACCCAGCAGGTAACTTGAAAGTTCTGTACCTTTTTTCTTCTGCTGGACTATATAGTTCCAAATCAAACTCGCCTCCTTCGTAGTCATCATTGAGGAAGAGTGACATACTAATTTTTCTTACGTTGCCCTGAACTGGTCTTGGATGTTGGTCTACGTGCCATGAATAAGTTCCTCCAACATCATAAACACCATATTGAACAGGTTCTATTCCACCAATTTTAAAATTCCAATGCGCGTCTCGATTTATTTGTTTAACCATTCTTAGAAGAAGCAAATATAATTGCTCATCTCTAACCCAAGCAATTTTACTTTTTCTCTTTGCTTCTTTTTTATCTTGGTCGAATAATTTACCATCCTCCCATTTATAATTATTGCCAGCCAATGCAGTATTGACTACCTGCATCGACTGGCGATTAAAAGAAACTTGTTTAAAATACAGACCGTAGTTCATTAGAATCCATTCTGAAACCTCTTCCATTCAATTGCGTTCTTGATGTGATAGGTACGACTATTAATCTGCCGCAATACTCCATCAAGGAAGAAGAGAACCTGTTCTATGTATCCTATTTTGTATTGAAGTTTTCCAATCTCTTCGTCCGCTTCAATAAACATTGAGATTTCCTCTTTGGTTGTAAGTTTCAAGTCAAACGGCATCTCTTTGTATACTGCCGCTGGTGCTTTACCTTTGTAATACAACCATTTGTCTTTAATGAGTTTCTTCATTTCAATCTCCCTTTCTCGTTTCATGAGAGAAAAAGTATTGTGATATTCCATGTACTTCATGTGAAGTTGAGGAATTTTCAAAGAGTCATTATCATGAAGGTCATCATCCAATACGGAATCAGTCTTCCACATTTCTTGTAGTGTTTCTAAATTCATTATAAAATCCTATTTGTGCGTCGTTCCAGTCCCCCGAGTAATCCCATGGGTCAGGTATCTGTACCGTATTGCTTGAAGATGCCACGCTTGTGCTAGACTCTTCGGTCCCTCCCTCAACAACTGGATTTCTAATTCTGAGAGTTGGAAGGTCGGGCACGCTAGAAGGTCCCTCTTCCACTGTTGGTCGTTGCTCATTTTCTTGCCATTGTTTCTTAATTTCCTCTGCTTGACGGTCAACGGAGTCCATCTCCAACTCCACTTTACCATCTACCCAATGTTTATACAACCATTCAATAAAACCTAAAGCGAGGTGACTGATGGGAAACTTTTGTTTGTTTGCCCATCGTTTTGATTTTGTATACCAAGTATCTTGACCACCCCACTGGTGCTCAAATTCAATCATCTTCTTGTTTGCGAGTTTACATTTCTGATTTCGTAAAGTGTATACTTGAATGTTGCTGTAGCAGTAAAGTAATCATTATCACTTCTAGTTACATCAAATGCAAGTGTAGATAAATCTACAGGGAATAAACCCTTAAATACAACATCAAAATTTACATTATTATTGTTGTTTAATACTTGTAATGTTGCGTCAGAGAATCTGGGGTCCTCTGAAGGGGTCTCTGCATATTTGTTTCTCCAATCTCTTCGTTCATCATAGTATTGTGGAGTACCTAATGCACGCATCCAGTTGTGTAATTCCATATAATTTTTCAAGTCTTCATCAACAATGAATTCTACAGAAAAATCACCATAACGAATATTACCTTCTACTGGAATTGAAACCATTCCACGGGTAGGAATATTAACTTCTCCAAGAGACAATGTTGGAATTTCTGCTCTCTGGCACAAGAATGAAACCTTAGGTGCTTTATCCAATATGAATAAAAATCCTATGGGAGATAAAAAATTCTTGTTCGTAAGTTGGTCTTGATACCAGTTTGCCATTAGTCGCGTTGTCTCCAATCATCAGGTTTGTCTTGTTTGAACCAATCTACAATTTCATCTGCAGATTTAAACCCCGTACTATGATTGGATGGGTCGGGGTCTCCTAGTCCCATCCTATTCATAAAATCGTCCATACTACCTTCTTCAATATCACCTGCTGCCTGGCGTCGTGCTTTGTTTAACCAGTCTCTTGCAGTTGTATATGACTTGGCAAGTTTTTCTGCCCAAATCATATCTTCAAGTTTGACCTCTTCATTATTAGCAATTCTTTTGCAAATAAACTCTAGTCGCAGCCTGTATTGTGTAGAAAGCATACGTTGTCAGATTCACACCCCTAGTATTTAGGACAAAAAAAGAGGGGTCCGAAGACCCCCCTCACTTCCTTCACACGGTAAAGGTATTTATATCACATCAGGTTAGCAACCTGTACACGACGATAGTAGCGGTTGGTGTTAGCAGCGAGAACGCCAGAACCTTGAGCCAGACCTCTAGCGAAGGGGTTCGCAACCATGCCGTAGCGGGTCTTGAAGCCAATCTTTGGAGTGAAGGTGTCAGGGTTGATAGCACGAACCTGCTGGAGAGGAACGTATGGGCAGTAGAACAGACCTGCGTCATATGCACTGGTGCCCTTGTAACCTGCAACGTAGAAGTGCTTGTCAGCAACGTTTGCAGAATAGGGGTCAACATAGACCTTGATCTTGCCGTTGAGAGTACCAACCAGAGTGCTGGAGGTATCGTCAACACCAGTCAGACCGTTGTTGCCAGCGAGAGCAGGGGTGTAATCCAGAACGCCTGCCATGCCGAGTGCCGAAGCAACGTCAGCAGAACAGATGAGGATGTTGCCCTTGCCACGACGAGTTTGCTGACCGATTGCGTTAGCATCGCGCTCGATTTGGAACAGCAGACCCTTGAACTTCTCAACAGACCAACGACCGTTGGAGTCAACATCGAGGTCGAAGATACCAGCGTTAGCGGTATTGTTCTGAGCACCTGCAACAGCGTTGGTGTAGATGGTACGAACAACTTCACGGTTGATTTCAGCAAGGATTTCAGTGCTGAGGATGTTAGCGAGCTCTTGCTCAGCATCCAAACCATGAATCGCCTTCAGGTCCTGAGCAAGCTCAAGGCTGTACTCAGCTTTCAGCGCACGAGACTTAGCTTCGACGCTAACTTTCTCGATGCTGAATCCCATCTCACGGAATGCGGTGCCAGTGGCAGCATCCGAAAGTGCTTCAGCGGTGGTTGTGTTCATGCCTTGAGCATCGCCAGTCAGCTCATAGGTGCCTTGGGGGCTATCATTGAGGAGACCAGGGTTGGTGCCTTCAGCATCGTTGGTTGCGCCAGAAGCGGTAGGATCGTAGTTAGCGAGACCAGTGCCAGGACCACCAGAGAAACCAGCATTAGGCTCGTTGAACATTGCCTCTCTGTAATCGGCAGAAGCGGGGCTACGCTCAGAACCGTACTGAGTACGCATTGCGAAGATCAGTCCAGTAGGACCAGTCATTGGCTGAACGCCTGCAACGTCATATGCAATCAGCTGAGGCATCGAACGACGAATCAGGCTGATGAGTACAGGGTCGAAACCTGCGTTAGGACCAGTTGCTGTAGCATCTGCACCGAAACCGCCTGTACCAGCAGTTGCGAGTGTTTCGTTGAGCATGTGTGCTTCTTCTGTGAGAGCACGCTCTTGGTTTTCGAGGAGTTGTGCAACGACACCACGCTTATGGGAATCTTTGATCTCGGGGAGAGCATCGTGATTCAGAACGGGTGCCCACTTCTCCTGGAGTTGTTGTAAGGACATTTTTTTCTCCGAAAGTAAGTAGTTTAGGGTTTACAATTATTTGGACCAGCGAGCGAGTGCATCGACGTACTTCGACATCGAACCGCTTACTGTGCTTTCGACAAGGGGTTCCGAAGCTTCTTCGGTGGGTTCAACTGCAGATGCAGTTTCAGCCTTTCTAGTGAAGTAGGATTCCTTAATCGTTTCGATTTTCTTACGAA